TTACGGTGCCACCCCCAAGACACCGCTTTCAACGTCGAAGTCCATGCCCCCATTTCGCCGCATCTCTGAGACACGGGGGCGACCCTCCGAATCCACAACGATACGTAGCTCCCCGCCCACATCTGCGCGTGCCGGGGCAGGCATGGCCGAAGGTCGCCCCTCGGCTACAGGCGCGCCGCTGGCTTGCGGTGCGGCCATGCCACCCAAGCCCAGCCGATCCGTAGCCCAATCAGGCAGCCAACCAGTCAACTCAGTCATCTTCTGTGAAAGCCAACTGGTCAGCTGCGTCCATTGATCCGAGATGCCACCCCACAGACCGCCAATCCACTCCTTACCAATCTCGGTCAGGGGGCGAGCGCCGAACATCTCGAACACGGCGTCGATGCCCTTCAATAGCAACGCTGCCGGACTGAAAGACAACAAGTCCTTGGCAATCTCGCCGATGCCCTGCTGGAAGAAACCAGCGACTTTTGCCCACATGCTCCGAAACCACGGACCGACAGTCCCCCAGTTCTTGTAGATTGCGTACACAGCGCCGGCCACAGCCGCCACGCCGGTAATAATCCAGCCAACCGGAGTGGTTAGGAGGGCGAGAGACAGGGCGCGAATACCGGCAATCGCCGCAGGAATAGCCCTCGCTGCCAAGCCCATCATCCCGCGCGCTAATCCAGCCAAGCCGATAACCGCGCCTGCAACCGCTCGGGTGGTCAGTCGCACCAGCCCCAGAGAAGCTTTGGCAAGCGCTACAACGAATCGAGGAAGCACCTTGAGAGCAACACGCGCCACGTCTCGACCAAACTGGACAACCGAAATGCCCGCTCGGATGACAGATACCACGAGCTTGCTCGCCAGCACCCCAGCAACAATCGCGGCCAGGTTACCAAACCCTCCGACAGCTCCGGCAGCGAATCCAGCCGCCTGCCCGATGCGCTCCAGACCTCGCCAGAACGCTTTCAGGCCCGAGACGATCTCAACCCCGATAGCCTTGCGATTTTCTTGTGCGAGCACTCCGGTACTTTTGATCCACTTGGTAATGCCTGGCAGAAGCTGCCCGACCACCTGAGTCTGGATGCCAAACAACACCTGCCGGAAGTCACCCATCTGCCGCGTATACTGGCGGCTGCTCTCGATCTCCTCCGGGCTCAGGATGGCACCACGTTCATGCGCCGCTTCCATCATCCGTTCGATCTCTTCGCGGCTGGCCTGGAGCATTTCCACCATCTGTTCACCGCCCTGGCCCCCAAATACCTCATCCATTATACGCTGCCGCTCGGCAGCGTTTTGCACCTCTGAAAGCTTACCTCGCACCAGGTCGAACACGGCCTCGGTGCGCCCCTCGGTTTTGCGCAGGTCATCCATGCCGATCCCCAAGCGCTTGAACGCATCCGCAGCCGGTCCGCCCGCCGTGACAACGAACTCATCGGCCCGCATAGACAGCTCTTTCAATCCATCGGCCAACGCCTCGTTTTGAACCCCAAATTGTCGACCGACGCTCTGCCACTCCTGAAGCCAAGTAGTACCGACGCTCAGCCGCTCAGAGCTTTCCAAAACCGCCGTCCCTGCATCCGTGACCCCGGACACCAGCCTCTCCATGCCCCAAACTGCACCCGCAGCGGCACCACCGATGATGGCCAGTCGCTGAGTCAAACCACGCGCCTGCTCGATCACCCCTCTCATCGAGGTGCTGAGGCGACGTGCCGAGGAAGTCAGACGGTCAAGGCCCGCCCGCCGTGAAATCCCCGAAAGAGACTGCTGAAGCCGTCGAGCCGGGCCGCTCACCCGGTCCACCAGCTCCATGACAACGCTTGTAACCATGTTGCTCATAGCCTTTCCCCTCAGCCTGCGCTTACTTTATCGATCACCCATCACCCGATGACCAGGTAGGAATGGCTCAATGGCTTCCATGCAAAGGTCAATATCTCGTCCATCCAGCTCGTGCGCAGCCAGGCGAGGGATACCCGCGAGCTTTGCAAGCAGCGCCAGGCTCTTACCCATCTCACCCTCGGCTTGATCGGTTGCCAGCAAGTGCTTCCCTTTGACCTTCCGTGGGAACGTCAGCGTCTCAACCGTACGCTCTCCCTCGGCATTGCTGACAACAAAGGTAATCGGCTCATGCAGCTTCACGATCACGCTGTCGGCTGTATGCTCGACGCGCTCTCTGCTCCCAACTTCATCAATGCTCGCGGTGTTGTTAGTGCCTTCCATTACTCACTCCTCATTAGTTGTTTGTGGGGGCCTTTATCGAGGGCACCCAACCCAATACTCCATTGCTGCTGTCGGCTTGAGGCTCAGCGATCGGTACTGGCTCAAAGGCTGCCGGCGGCGATACACGCAGCTCAGCGGTGCGTCCCTGGCTGCTCTCGATTAGCTGCACGTCGCTGATCAGCATCTGGTCGTCCAGCCCCAAATACGCATCACGCACGTGCACCAGGTCCCCCGGTCGCCAAACGCCCTGTTCATGCCGCCAGGTGCCGACCGTGTAGGTCACGCCCCGTCCTTTGGCCCACCGCATCCGGGCCTCCAGCTCTGCCCGCGCCTTGCAATCGGCGGCATCTGCTGGGGTATCGCACACGATCAGCGTGCTTCGAGGAGACCGGATTCGAGGATCCCTGGCTTCGGCCATGGGCCCTGCCGCATCTTCCCCGTAGTAGTCGTCGGTGCCTGGCAGCTGGCCCTGAACGATGTAGGTGTGAAACCGGTCCCGATCACTGAACGCTCCGGACCCCTTGCGGATGTTCCGGCCCAGATCCAGCGGCGTTTGGATCTCGCGCTGTACGGCATGCACGATCACCAGGCGACCTTGCGCATCACTTACGATGCGGGCTCCTCGAATCTGTGCGGCACGCTCCAGCGCCTCGGCAATAGGCTGCCCCTCCTCAATAGCGAACTCCCGAAAGGGCTTATCGGCTCCGGCCCTGTCAATCACCTCAATGTCATAAGGCGCGGTAAGCGCGTTCGCGATCTTCACCAGGGTTTGTCCGTTAAACGGCTTGAGCACCGCACTACAGTCGATCAAGTCCGCCGCCTTGCTGCGACCGCTGGCGGCGATGGTGTGACTCGTTGCGTCGTAGTCCGGCAAAACCTCGTCCAGGTAGCCAGTTACCACCAACTCATCGCCCACGCTCACGGTGCAAGCCTCGCCGGGCGTTATCGGGCGTGACACGCCCTGTTCAGCCCAGCGTTCCGTCAGGGTCAGCTCGAAGCTGTCGGCGATTTGTTCCAGGGACAGGCGAATGCGGACTTCCTGCCAGCCCTGGTGGCGCTGGCTGCCAATCTGGAGAACAACAGGCTCTCTTTTATTCATGGTCACCTCTGATTATCGACACCTGGCTGGTCGTGATTGAAGGTCCATCGCGAAGCTCACCGCGTCTTGACTCCGCTCGCCTGCAAAGCTCACCACATCACGATCACGCCTCCGGCGGCGCTCGCCGAAAGAGGGCCGGCGCCTGGCCAGCTCCGCCTCAGCCTGCTGGCGGCCATGTGCACACAGCAGGGCGAGGTGGCGAAGATCACGCTCCGAAAGCTTTCTGAACTCCGCCAACTCCAACCGATCCAGCGCCTGTATAACTTGCTTTGCCATAACGTCACTCCTCAGGCGTTAGCCAGCCGCTACCAGATCCTGAATCAGGAAGCCTGAATCGATACCGGACAAAACCGGCATCCGTTCGTAGGTGACCGGATAGATCCAGGACTTAGCGTTGCGCTCGAAGTAGGTCTCCTCAACCATGGGATGCTCTTCGAGCGTGTAGGTGTAGCCGAATGACGGCGCGCGGCGTGAGGTCACTTGCTCAGGGACGTAGGCCAGTATCGCCTCGTTGCCCCACACGTCCTTCATCTGCTCGTTGCCCTCATCCATATAGACCGCCTCACCAACAGCGACCTCTCGAAGATTGAACAGCTGCGCGAGCATCTCGGTCGTAACTGAGCCGCTTGATGTGTACTTGAAGCGCTCCACGATCTTCGGGTGTTCCACCAGGGCATTGAAGCCGGAAGCCGACAACGCCATGACGTTCGGTCGCGTGCCGATGCGACCGCGAATGACCTCGCGATATTCGCGGATCTGTAGCGCCGGGTCTGAGTCTGGACTACTCCATTGGTCGGTACCGGAAAGCGTGACCTTGTTGTCGACCCCATAGTTGTCGGGGTTGGTCGCCAGTTCGGCCTGCTCGATTTCCAGTGCCAGCGTCAGGATGTCCATCACTTCATTAACCGCACCCGTGCCAAGATTAATGCCCGGCACCTGTTGAGCGTCCTCGACATGCTCGTGAGGAACCAATCCCTCCAGGGCGTCCTGGACAAGCACGAAGGGCTTACCCTGGTAGCCGAACTGCAATCGCCTGGTGTTTGCCCCCGGCGACCGGCGAGTTTTGTAGCGCCGGAAGGACTCTCTGCCAAACTCGATGACTTGCCCGCCGCGAGCCAGAACGGGCACACGCGGAAAGAGCACGTGCCCGATTCGCTCCGGATGGCTATAGCCTTGAACGACGTCGGTTAATACTGGGTCAATGACCCGCGCTTGATTAAGGTTCATGGTCACCTTGAAATCTCCTTACTTTGGGTTTATCGCCCTGGTGGGCGTGGTTTGCTCGACTCGATCTGACTGACGGTCTTCCAGGCGCGACCCAGCGGCCGCCTCCAGTCGACAACGACGCAGAATTGAATAGATCTGGCGTTCGGTAAGCTGGAAGTGCAGGGCCAACTGGGGCGGGCTCCAGCCATCATCATGCAGGGCCGTGATCTTTCGGCGCCGAATGGCCGACCGAAGAGACACGAAGCGCGGAATATGCAACGTGTCCGTTCGGTAAAGGCTGATAACCGTCTGGGCTTCAGATTCGTTGACAGCCTGTTTCAGCCGACTCTCGTCGGTCAGGCGGGCCGGGACATAAAGGCGCACCCCGCTAAGCGAATCAGCCAGGCGAATTGCGGTCGCCGGCGACCGCTCAACCAAGGCCCTGAAATCCGCACCCGCTGCCGCCAGAAGCTCCTCATCGGAGAAGAGCCCTTCACGGTATGCCGTCATGAGGTCGTCGTTAGTGTTCTGTGCTAGTGGTGGCTGCATAGCGGTCCTCCTCCTGAAAGCCTTCAGCTAGAAAACCACGAACAGCAAAGCCGAAGAGCGTGAAGCCCTTCAGCAGAGGCAGAAGGAAAGCGTTGATTCAGAGGGAGAGGAGGTGAAGGCCGGGCACCGGGTTCCGGCGCCGGCCTGGAGAGATAAACCGTTCCGGCTGTGCCGGAACGTTACTGCATGATGCCCATGAGTGTATGAAGGTGCCATAATCTTAGAGGCGATACCAGCTGCCCGAGTGCAGTCCATTAAGGGGGCAAGCTCCGGCCCGCTTGAGCCTGGGTCGCCATCCGAATTCAGGCCAATTTTCCGCTTTTCTTGTGGTAGTCGTCTTTTCCCTGCCAGAGCGCCCGGCAACCTCGTTCAAAAGATGTTTAACGGCTCGCTGACGTGTTTATGAATTTTGAGCTGAACCATGAGGCCCCTGAAAACTTTGGGGCCTCAGAGGCGCTCTCAGAGCCTTTACGAATTGGCCGTCTGAAGCTCCTTGCAAAGCTGGCTCAATCCTTCGCCTTTCTGCGTAACGGTGCCACACATGTGGCGGCGCGATACCGAGGTATTCAGCCCCGCTGCCTCCGTTTCCGAGCTCGCACGCTCGGCATCAGCACGAATATTGGCCTCAGCTCAAACACAGCAAATTCGCAACCCGCAGGATCTATGAGATACCGCTCCAAGGTGACGCCGTGCCTGTAAAGGTCCAGTTCCACAAACCGGTCCGCGTAGTGCTCTAGATATTGTTCAGTATACATAGTGACGACTCAGGCCCCCTTGACCACATCGGCGTTGACTTTGCGCTGACCCAGCTCGGCGGCCAGGTTCATACACTTGACGGTGAAGTTGTTGATAACCAGTGGATAGAGCATCGAGACAGCGTTCTGGCTGCTGCGGCTTCGCAGAGTCAGACGTTCGCGCATGGCGTCGTAAACATCAGCGTCGAATACATCGCCCACCTCTTTGCCCAAGCGCTTGAACTTCATCCCCAGATAGCCCTCCAGGTGAGCGTCCAGCGGGGCGAGATCGGCAATCTCAATCCGCCGGATCACCTCGCGGGCCTGCCAGTTACGGCGCTCATCCAGGGTGCCGCGAAGCTCGGGCTGACCGATCAGGATGATGGAAATCAGGCGACTGAAACCATCTTCCAGCTCCCAGAAGCGCTTGAGGTACTTCAGCGTCGGGATGGTCAGGTCGTGCGCCTCCTCAATAATCAGCACATGGCTGTTACCGCCCCGGCTGGAGCCGGTCAGCAGCTTTTCGATCTGGCGCGCCTTGGCTTCCAGGGAACGCTTGGGGCGCTCCTGGGAGATGTCCTCAATGATGGCATCGCAGACCGCGCTCGCGGTCAGCCGTTCCTTGTCGATGGTGCGGGGAAAGATAGGCGTGATCGGGTGCTCCTCGCGCTGGATGCGGTCGATCAGGTCCCGGCGCAGCACACTCTTACCAGCGCCCGACTCCCCAATGATGGCGAGGAAGCCCCCGTGCTTGGCGGTGCTGAACATATGCTCTCGGATGTAGCGCTGATCAGGGGCAAGGAAGACATCCTCGGCACCCTGGACATCATCCTGGAAGGGGTCACGAAACAGGCCGAAATGACGGCGAGCCATCTGTGTTAACATTGCTTTCTCCGGTAGTTGGTTAACGTCTTCTTCAGCGATCGGAGCGAGACTCCGGCTTGGGTGCGCACTGTCTTGGCGGATGGGGCGCACCGGGCCGGGGTTCTCGTCATCGGGTTCAAATGCCACTGTTACCTCCTTTTCTGTTGCGCCTGCCTGGCGCAGGAACTCCTCAATCTGGCGACGCAAAAACGGCTTCGGCGTCCGCGCCGGCCACACATCGCCCCTCAGCAAGTGGGTGATGGTGGCGTTCGACGGATGCCGTCCGCTGCTCAATACCACGTTCGCCGCCAGGTCCATCTGTCGCTTGCCCAGCTCGGCAAGCAGACGCCTGACCCGAATCGGGCAGTAGTCCGGCTGAACTTTGCCGGCAGGGTCGTTGTGGGTTTGGGTTGCAAGCATTCCAGCCTCCTCAGGATTTACCGGGCCACAGCCAGGGTTGGGGATGTCTTGGGTCCATCAGTCAGCCAGGCCACCAGATCATCCAGTTGCTCTTCCGGTACACCATCCGGGTACCGGGCCTTCACACGGTCGCTCTCCTCGGCGCTCAGCGGTCGATTCAGACGGGACCGGAGGGCCTTCAAAGCCTCAATCAGAGGCATTGGTGCCAGGGTGGCCGGTGCCACCTTAGACACATCCAGCGGCGTACCGGGACGATCCATGTAAGCAGGCAGCGGGGTGGCATCCAGGTAACCAATGGGGTCAATCTCGCCATTGAAGGCGGTCCGCCGCTTCGCCCGCGCCTTGTCAACTTCCTGCTGGGTCTCAACGCCATACGCGGCCTTGTCCATCGCCTTGCGATTGGCATCCACGTCGGTATCTGGCTTGCTCGCGTAGGACTGACCGAACACCGGGGCGTCCAGATAAAAGCCTGCGGCATCGCGCTCCAGGGGCTGGCACTCGAACTGCTCGCCACCCTCTTCCAGGGACACGAACACGTTTGGCGCCCGGTAGGGATTCACCGAGACGATGACTGTTTCGCCAACACGAACGCCCGGCAAATCCGCCACCGAATAGGCCATACGGTCATAGCCCTTGATGGCGTAGGAAACCGTCAGGTCGCCCTTCACCTGGCGCGGTTCTGGCTTGGTCCGCAGCAGCTGCTCACAGAGCTCGCGCGGCGGGCAGATCCTCAACTGCTCAGGCTTGATCGTTTGCCATAGGCCATAGCGAGTGGTGCCACTGCGCGTATGTGCCTTTGTGGCGCTGAAGCGCCGCATCCAGGTGTGGGCAGCCGAATTCAAGGCCTCCAGACTTTCGATCTTCATCAGAGAGAGGCGACCCTCGAAGCCGCGCTCGATCAGTTCATGGTATCGCTCAACTTGCCCCTTACTGCGGGGCTGTCCCGGTGTGTGTGCCCAGTGGTCCACTTGCAGTTGATCCAGCAGGTTGCGGATCAGGTGCGACTGGTTGGCACTGCCAGCGTCCCAGACCATCATCTCGGGGACCCCGTGGAAGGGGTCGTGAGGATGTGCCCGCTTTGGCCACGCGCGCATCAGGAACTCGAACAGCGTCTCCTGGTCTTCACCAGCTGCCTGAAAATACTCCACATAGAACGCACCGGAGTAATGGTCGGTAATCAAGTAGCGAAGTACCCGCTGATTGGACACCTTGGCGACGTTCTGGGGCTTGTTCTTGTAGAACCGCTTCTCATCCATTACCGCAAGCCCACCCTTATCCAGGTAGTAGAGAACGCAAATCGACACGTCGAACTGGTGCACGTGATTGGGGTACAGACTGCGCATCTGGGTGAAGGGTGTGGCCCGAGCAACCTGGTCTGGATGCAGACCGTGCTCGCGCATCACGCGGGCGTAGGTGTCAGGCGAGGCTTGGGTTTTGACACCGCTGACCGGGTTTGCCAGGGCAATCTCCAGAGCGTCCTCGACCGACAGCAGTCGCTTCCCACTGTTACGGGTGCTCTGGCGCATGATGCTCGCGACCATGGCCGCCTCCTCACGACTCACGCGGCTGTTGCCGCGATCCTGTCGGCTCTGGCGCTGCGACCCCCAGCCCACTGCTTTCAGGCCACGGTAGACGCGATCCTTTGAGCACCCCAGAAACTGGGCGGTGCGTGACACGATGTCGCCTTTCTTGCCGCGCGGTGCGTCCCGCAGCTCAGCTGCTACATGGTCGAAGTGGCGGATTTCGTCAGCGCTAAAGACGGTCATGACTGCTCGACCTCCTCCATCCAACTGTCGTCGACGTCCAGGTCGACCGGCTCCAGACCCAGCTCGATCTGAAGCTGATCCAGCTCAATGCGCAGCCGGGCCACTTGCTGGGCGCAGGAATGGCGAAGCTCGCGTGGAGCGTCCTGCCAGTCTAGGATTTCGACCATCACAGAGCGCGGCTCCAGCAGCGCAGAGCGGGCGCGCAGGCCAGCCGCTTCCAACCGCCGCGAATAGTCCTCCAACCGCTGATCGGGGCTCATGGTCTGGCGGCGGTGAACCTGCTCCTCAAGCTCAGAAATTCGTGCGGACTTATCTTGAGTGACCCGGCGAGACGCCTCCAACTCCTGGCGGCTGACTTCAGCTTGTTGCTTCAGGGATTCCTTTTCTTTGGCGTGGCGTGCGGCCATCTCTTCGATCAGGTCAACCAGCGTTTCCTTGTCCTCAACCTTGACCACCTCGCCTTGAATGATCAGCTCACGCTCATCCTCAGGAAGTTTCCGAAGCTTACGCAGCTCGCGATACCCAGCGCCGATGGCCTGAAGGCTCTCCAGTGCGGCCTCGCCGAATTCTGCGAGGTTCTTAAGGTCCTCATCCACTGATTGCCTGGAACGCCCAACCGCACGGCAGTACCCCTCCCAAGTGCCGACGTCGTCTATTTTCTTGCCGTCTGAGTCAGTACCAGTTACCCCCTTGAGCGCCTTGTATGCCTGGGTTTCCTTCACTTCTGCCAAGGTTCGCAAAGTGACGACCGTCGACAGTTTTGCAAAGGAATGCGCTGTTCGCGCCTGGCCAAGCAGCTGGTTGGCCTGATCCCGGACCTCTGCATAACGGGTCAACTCAGCCTTCTCCGCTCCCTCAATCAGGGCTTGGTTTTCCAACTGCTGCTCGGCCAGGTCTGCCTGCACCAGTTGGTCCTTCAATTCTTCGTGTGGCTGTGCTTTCTTAGGCATGTTGCAGCTCCTTTCCTGATTCCTGTCGATACGTCGAACCTGCCATTGGAAAGCGCTCCAGGAGACTATTCGCCATCTGTACCCTGGCCAGTTGGGCATCGCGCTTAACGAAGGGATGGAGGCAAGTTCCGGGTGCGCCTGTTGGCTCGCAAGGAAGTGGGTGCCAAGCCTGCGCTCCCGCGTAGGCGTCACCGCCGGTCGCTTGCCATTGGTGGCCATCAGCGTCCACGGCGATGCAACCAGGCTCCCAGCCTTGGGGGTCACGCAGGGTATTCATCCAGCCTGCCGCCTTCCCTTTGAAGATCACCACCACACCCTTGCCTTGGAGTTGGGGGCGATTAGCCAGGTAGTCTGTGGCGATACAGTGGTTCTGCATGAGGCTCTCATTCAATGCCTGGCTTTCTTTCCGCACTTGTGGGTTTTTACGCATTCTGCAAATCCTCCCCCGTTACCTGGCGATACTCCCGGCGTACTGCCTGGACGCGGTTCAGGGCATCTCGCTGGTATGCATGGGCTACGCTGGCCAACTGTGTGGAGACCCTCCACCGGCTCTGCTTGCTGCCCGCAACCGGGACCTCGACGACCCAGTCGTGCGCTTCAAGAGTCTTCAGCAATCGCCAGGCTGTAGACGGCGATACCCCGGCTCTGGTCGCAACCTCCGCCGAGCCCTTGCTCTCAAAGCCATCAGCCACCAACACCTCGAACAGAGAAAGGGCCTTGCTGACTGACTGGCTCAATTGATCGTTCATCACAGCCTCCCTAGGTTCCGACGAGACTTCAGGCGCCTGAAGTAGGCGTAGACAGCGCTTTTGCTCGGAGCCCTGGAACCGAACCGCTCTTTGCAGGTCTCGACAATCTGATCAACGGAATTGAAGCCGTGTAGGCTATGGATGAAGTCGCGCACTTCTGGGTCTCCTTCGACTTTCAGGCGTGAGCGTCGAGTCATAATTTCCTCAGCGCTGGAGCGCGGTTCACCGCCTAGGTTTCGGCCAGACAACTCCTGCATCGCCACTCCGACAACAGCCAGTGCCTCGCTTGAGCTGAGGTCTTTAAGTGCCTCCAACACCTGGAAGCGCCGGTGGTTGAGTTCTGCTTTGGTCAACATGTTTCCGTCTCTCCTTCTCACAATCGTGCTTTGGTGCTGTTGGCTATGCCGATACTGCCGACCGGGATTCAGGTGCCCGGATAACGCCGGAATCCTCTGCAAGCTGACGCCGCAATTGGCGCCCCTTGGGGCCATTCCACGCCCCCATCAAAGCGGATCTGGCATTGGTGGGGTTGTAACCGTGCTCCCGACACCAAGCCGCCAAAGTGGTGCCGCCGGCGATAAACCCCCCGCGCACTTTCTGATAAAGCTCCGGGCCAGGCTTAATATCGTTGCTCTTCATCGGAAAATCCCTCACACTTAGTTGAATCAGATATGATCTATACGTATTAATGTTGAATAGGATCGGAACACATGTCAAGCCAAAATGCATCATATCGGAAATCTTTTGGGGCGCGGTTAGCTGTCGCCAGGAAGCGAGCAGATATGAATCAAGCGCAACTGGCCGACTGGGTGGGCATCGGACGAGCCACCCTAAGCCGATATGAGCGCGGGGATCTGACTCCACCGACTGACGTCCTGGCAGAACTGGCCAAGGTGCTCAACTTCCACGGCGACGTCTCAGTGGAGTGGCTGCTCTATGGCGAGTTAGACGAGGTCGATGAAAGGCCGCCGGTGAGACTCAAGCGTTTCGGGTCACTAGTGGGGCTGCGCTTCACTCGGGGCGGAGAGGCGGAGGTCCTAATGGCATCGCCAGAAATTGAGCGCTTTTTAGAAACCTGCGGAACGATTGAATCAAGCCGGGCCGCACCTAACCAGCGGGCCTTGGATGCCATCAGTTTCTTGGTTGATCACTTCATCGACAGTGAAGAAAACTTCGCCATACTGGCGGACGTGCCTATCGCTGCGCATGGAGTGAAGTTGGTTCCTGCCATCCCCGACTGGGAAAAACGGGAGGACTTGCTGCGCTGGACAGCATTTGGGGGAATGGAAAGCTCTGACCCGCCCCCAAAAGCAGAGTCACCAGGTATCGGCCACGCAGAAAATAAAGTGCATCAAGAAATTGGGGGAGAAGGCCATCAAGTTGCGGGCGGCAACATAGATAACAGCGGAGGTGTCAGTATTGGAGGGAGGCACAATAAGTGA